ACAATGTACAAATTGAGCATTACCAATATTATTTGCATTTGGATTGTTTACAAACTCTCCTTTAGCGATAACTGTTGCCATTTTATTTTTCTCCTAATTGTTCTAATATTTCTTTATCAAAATATTCATTAAATTTTTCTACATTAATATTATGAAATTCTGCCACTTTACTAATGGCATTTTCAAATCTGTCTATAATATTACCTGTTTCTTTTTCTACTAATTTAAATACATCACTTACACCCTCTTTCATTTTAGGACTTAAATCTCTAAATGATTGAGAATCTATTATTATGTTTTCTTTAATTAGTCGGCTCACTTGCATTATCAGCACCTTGTGTATCAGCAGCAACATCAGTAGTCGCTGTATCAGCGGCCACATCTATTTGAGCTTGACCATCAGCAGCATTAGCTCCTGTTGGTATTACATTACCTTGTCTGTCAAATGTTCCTGTACCAGCAATCTCTGGTTTAGGGTCACTAAAGCTTGTAGCGCCATCTTGTCCTGGTGTTTTACTAAACATACTACCAGCAATTTCTTTTCTAGCGTTATCTAAAGCGTCACCTACTTTATCTCTTAATGCTGATTTAAACGCTTCTCCAGCGTCAGCATTATTACCTTTTGATAGTTGGTCAATAAAGTTTTTTGTGTTGTCATTTGTATCTGCCATAATTTATCTCCTTTATAAATTTTCCGTGTCTGTTGATTGAACGGTTGGACTAGCAATTATTCCATCGTCAATTTCTTTCTTAATTTGTTTGTCCATATCTTCAATTTCTCTACTTGTTTGTCTTAATACGTTTCTTCTAACATATTCAACAGAAAAGAATTTACCAATATAATCTCTCATTTCAGTAGCAAGAGTTAATCTTTCTCTCATCATTTCTGTTTGTTTTAATTCAGCAAAGTAGCCGTCTTGTAAGAAGTCGTATTGTAGAGCATCCCTTACTGTGTACCAATCATCTTCATTGATAATACCTTTTAAGATTAATTGTGTTCTTAATAAATCATTAAAAAGTTCAGTAAATTTCTTTCTAAGTCTTTGTACAAATTTAGTAAACTTAACCTCATCTCTACTGATTTCGGCAGCTCTACCTAAATTAAAACCAGATGTTGATTCTAATCTACTAATAGGTACATTTAAAGACCTGTAAAGTTTTCTTTGGAAGTATTCTATATCTGTGATTTCACCTAAATTCTGACCGCCAGGCAAAGTGCTAATATCAGTACCCCTTCCACCCTCTCTGGACGGCAACCAAAAATCTTCCAACATTGACATATAATTTCTGTCATCTCTAATTTCTCCTGTTGAAGCGTCATAGACAAGTTTGTTTCTGTATCTTGCCATAACATCTCTTAAATATTGTTCAGCCTTTACTTTAGGTAAATTACCAACATCAATCTTAAATATTCTTCTTTCAGGCGCTCTTGCTATTCTGTATATAACAGCAGCGTCTTCAATCATTCTTAATTGATTAACTGGTTTAATTGCCTTATGTAAATAAGATAAGACCATATTTTTATTTTGGTCTATTAATCCTGATGGTACAAAAGCTATTGTATCAGGAGCAATTTTTAATCCTATACCTGAAGTAGAACCAGCTACTCCTTTTTCGTTGTAAAGATAGTATTCAACAAACTCATCTACAACTGATAAACCATATGGCATTGGACCATCTGGTCTTTTCTTTCTGATCTCTCTAATTTTTTTAACTTTACGAGGATCAATATATTTTAATTCTGTAATTCCTTTTACAGGACTTTCTCTATCAATTATCTTATGATAGTAAATACGGCCATCAACGTACCATCTTCTAAAGATGTCGTGGCCTTTTGTATTGAAGTTTAATAACTTCAAAATGTGTTGAAATTCGTCTTCTATTTTTCGTCTTACTTCCTTACCATAAGGTAATGAGTTCACATCTACTTTAACGGCACCATTGTTTTCGTTAGACACAATAGCTTCGTTAACAATATCCTCTATTGCTGTATCGCACTCGGGGTGTAAGGCTATTTCTCTATATCTTCGTATTAGATCCGCTTCACTTTTAGCCGTACCATCCATATCGAGGTACTGACCAAAATAACCTCCAGCTGCGATAGTTTGTGTACCATCGTCCGCTTGAGTTGTTGTAAAGCTCTGTTTTGGATCCGTCTGCTTTTTAGCACGTGTAATACTAAATCCAAATAATTCAGCCATAATTTATTCTCCTATACTACTACTTATACTAGTTTTAAGAGGGCGGTTTTGGCCGCCCCCTAATTTTAAATATTAAGTTGTAGTGTTTGTTTCAAAGTATTGGTATTGGAAAGTAACGTCAAACTGTTCGATTGCCGTTGCTTCGTCATAACTCAATTCAATAGCCGCAACGATAGTAGGAAATAATCCTCTTAACGTGTACGATTTAACTGTATTACCGTTTCTGTCTAAATGATCTACAAATGCATCTACTTGATAGTCAACAGGATTTGTTAATCCTTCGTTATCAGACATATTGTTGATACCGTTTTGCCATCTTTCAAAAGCATTTCTAAGTTTAAAGTTAGTGTCATTGTAAACAGTAACAGACCACTCCGCAATCGTTCTATCACCTGCTATCTTAATGTTACGACCTCTAAAAGGTACGTTAACACTAGCGATAGTCATATCAGGTATACTAGTAGCACGACATAGGAATGCTAGGTCTTCTATTTCTCCGCCAACTTGAGCGTAACCAGGAAAAGGCATTGTCACCTTAAACTGATTGGCTCTTGCGCCACCGCCAGCAAGTTTAGCTTTGAAGTCGTTAATATTAGGCATTTTTTATTTCTCCTTTTCTATTAACCACCAGCTACTTCGTCAAAGCTGACGCCAGTTCTAGTAGCGATGAATTGTAATGTAATAAAGTTGATACTTCTTGCTGGTTTAATAAAAATCTCAGCAATAAATTCATTTCTATCAATTACTTCACCTGTGTTATTAGTTTCATCACAGACTACTAAAAAGTCTGTAATACCTCGTCTACCTTGTACTTCTCGTAAGAATGGTTCTACGATATTTCTAAAGTTAGCTCTTGTAAATTCATCATTGAATTCAAAAAGTTGGAATTTAGAAGCTGTAGAGATTGCTTTTTCTAGTACGATAAACAATCTTCTTACATTGATTCTGTCAAAAGCAGACGGCGCTGATAATCCAGTTTTGTCACCAAAAAGGACTGTACCTTGTCCTGGGAAGAACGCCACAGGATTTACTCTCTTAGGATACAATTGATCTCTTTGTGCTTTAGTTGGATTGTAAGCTAATTTAACTACGCCTCTTACTTGACCTCTGTTAAAGCCAGCAGGTGAGTACCAAGCGTCAGCTGTTAAGTCCGTTCTAGCGGCCAAACCAGCCATATCACCATTTAATGGTACATATCTATATACGTCATTGTATCTGTCGTACATATATTTGTAACCACTATCAAAAACAACATATGAAGATGAATTAACATCATCATAGAAGTCAATAATATTATTAGTGATTGTAGTTGTATTAGTTATGTCAACAACGTGGTTTCTTGGAGGAGAAACAAACGCAATAGCGTCTTTTCTGTTCTCAGCAATTTGTAAAATATCATTTACGTGATTTTTACCATCGCCTGGAGTTCCAATTGTTTCATTTGGCGTTTTACCACCAATGATTAAACCAACGTCAACAGTTTCAGCGTCTTCAAATTTTTCATACGCTGTTTTCAATTGGCCAGCTGTTACTGCTGAACCATCTGAACCTGCTGATAGTGATGTTGATACTGGTGCTGTAATAGCTGATGTACTATCAAAGTTTTTACTAGCTACGTTTGAACCAAAACCATTAGTAACTCCTAATGTAGAATGATCCATCCAATAGATGTATGATGATCTATTAAAAATCACATCTGGATAGTAGTTAGTTCCGCCTTCGTTAGTTTTCGCATCCGCACCTTTAGATACTTTAGAGTAAGTTTCTAATACTTGACCAACTGTACCTGAAATGCCACCATCTTCGTCAACGACTACAATGTGCATCTCATCATTTGATCCGCTTCTATTAGAAGCATATGTTGATGTGCCTGGAGCACCGTCAACTGAGTCATAATATCTCCATCTTCTTCTAACGTTACAACCATCAGTTATAGCAGCGTGTAAGCCACCTGAACCTGATTCTTTTCTAACGATAGTGATAGTATTAGTACCTGTATTATTTGCTGTTACTCTATATTCGTGTCCGTCTGTATAGTCGTTAGTTGCCGCTGTAGCAGAAAATGCTATAATGTCGCCAACGTTTATACTTGCCGAACTTGTTAAAATTACTGTTGTGTCGCCTACTGCTGTAGCAGAGTCGTTTACAGTTGTTACGCCTTGTTTTTCAAAAGCTTCAGCAGATTCACAAACAGAAACTAGTAGGTTATTACCCCAAGCTCCTGCTGTTCTTGCTGCCCACGTACCTACAACGCCTTGTCCAGCTGAATAATTTGAAGTGTAGTCATCATTATTTTTGATTTGTACACTTGATCCAGTTGTGTTAGCATTGGATACGCTTGTATTAGTTGCTCGTACTACTCTCAAAGCATTAGAGTATTGTAGAAAGTTAGCAGCAGTAAAAAAGTATTCAAAGTTATTTGAATCTGGTTTACCGAAAACATCTACAAGCTCTTGTTCACTAGAGATAGCCACAACCTCTTCTAAAGGTCCTTTACGAAATTCGCCTGCAATAGCACCAATTGAAGTTGATACTGCTGGTATAATTCTAGTTAAATCTTTTTCTTGTACGAGAACACCTGGTGATACTTGAAATGCCATAGGTTTTCTCTCCTTTTAATTAGCTAATTATTGTTAATGTTCAAAAGTCGTATTATTCATACGCCCATAATCAAAGTTTCATTACTTATTGATATTTATAATAACCATAAATTACACTATTGTCCCTTTCGAACAACAGGAAACCATCTGTCACCATACTCATCAACAGTTGATTGTTCGTGTTCATTAATACCGTCATCTAAGAATCCAAAAGGAGCCATATCTTGTTCTATAAGATTTTGTTGTTCCTCATACATCTTTAAACGAGCATTTGTATTAGTCAACTCTTTAAAATAAGGTTGATTAGATAACCAACCAAATATAACTAAACACATCATCAAATCATCATTTGATCCGTCTTCAGCCTGCCAACTTTGACCTCTTTTGGTAAAAGTTGATATTTCTTCTATAATCTTAAAAGAATTGATTACTAACTTATCGCCTTCTACAAGTGTTTTAATGTTAGCACAACCTATTCTTTTAATCTGTTTTGTCATACGTACACCTAAAGATGTACCTCGACCACTAAACATAGCACCTAAAATTTGTCCAGCTCTACCTTTTTGAGTAGTCATCATAAGATTATCATACTCAATTTCAAATTGTAAAGCTTCAGCAATCTGTTGGCCTATGTCATTGACTTCGGTTAATATGTGAGCTCTGTTATAACCTTTACAAACTTGTTCTATGATATTAGGAAAAACAAAAGGTTTAACTTCATTGTTCTTATATAGAGCTACAACTTTGTAAGGCATTTTTGTAACATCAAATACAACAAAGGCTGAATAGTCTTTATCAACACCTCTTGCTACGTCAACAGTACAAACATATGTGTGTCCTTTAATAGGTGCTTCATAAACTTCTACACTACCTGAAGACTTAACAGGATTCATATAAGGCATAGATTTAATTTTAGCAGGTGATATTAAAGTGTTAACTGAACCTAAAAATTCACATTCAAACTCTTGTTGAAACTGCTCAGGAGATGTGTTTCTAATTGTCATCTCTTTCCAAGCTTCATCTCTACCTGGAACTTCCGACCAATGTACTTCTATTGGTATGTAATCGTTTCTTTTATTTTCAGCGTCAACCCATAATTTATAAAATTGATTCATACCATAAGGTGTAGATACGATTATCATTTTTGTATTTTGACCAGCAGATATAGTAGGATAAACTGAACTAAAAAACATTTCAGCTATATTGGTTGGTACGAAAGCAAACTCATCAAGGAATATTATGTTATAAGAACCTCCTCGAATAGCACTTGATGAAGTAGCAGCCGCCACTATGGTAGATTTATTTTCTAATTCGATTGATCCTTTATTCCAGTTAATTACACCTTGTTGTAACCATTTTGGTAAATTTTCATAAGCTAATTGTAAACGGCCTAATATATCTCTAGCCGTAGATGATTTGTTTGCTAGAATGGCTATGTTTGAATTTGGATTAAATAAAGCATAATGTAATAGATAAGAAATTGTTGTTGTTGATTTACCTGATTGTCTAGGAAGTTTACAGATTGTAAATCTATTGTCGTGTATAGTTTCAACTATCTTTTTTTGAAACTCATACATCTTAAAAGGTACTAAACCGTGGTCTAGTGAAACAATTTGAATATATTTTTCCATAAAGTATAGAGGGTTTTCACTACACTTTTTATATTCAACAATTTGTTCTTCCGTATATTCTACAGGAGTGTTAACCTTTTTAAGATTGGGATTTCCTAGATATGCGTCTGTCATATTACTCTGGTAATAAAACTCCTTCTATATGAGTATAACCTAATTTTTTAGCAAGTGTAACTCTTTGATTACCTCGTACTACAGAATATTCTTTTTCAAAGTATTTACTGCCATTAGCTCCATATCTGGACACCTCAGAAACAGTATGTTTGTTTATTAATATAGGGTCTACCATTTCAAACCCTTTATCAGTACCTAAATTATAGACACCGTGTTCTTCATAATACTTTATATAAGCTAAATCGCTAATTTGAAATATCTGTTTCTTTAGTTTCGGAAACGATTTTAGGTTCTCGTGTTTTGCTTTCAATATCTTCATTATTTTTTCCTTTTAACATTTTTTGTAATTCAGCTGTAGAGCCAACAAATAAAGCATTTTTAATTTGTTGATTGGCTGTTTTAGGCAACTCTTTTAAATCTTTTAGTTTCTTTTGTAAGTCTTGTAGTTTATCTACTGTGTCCGCAACGTTTTTAATTAGAGCACCAGCCACCTCATAAGCTCTTGGATGTTGGCCTTCTCTAGCCACATCAAGTATGCCTTCTATAGCTTCTTGTCCTCTTTCTATAAGATTGTAATAGTTTTCTCTACTATACTTGTAATCATTATCAACGTCTGGAGATTCTTTATCTTCTTTACGTGGTACTAAAGGTTTAAACTCTTTATTTTGTTTAGGTTCTTTTGATTCAATACCTAAAATTTCATTGACTTTTTCTTCCAATTTGCTCATAATACTATTTATGAGTTGTTATTGGTTCAACTTCATACCTTTATAATAACTAGGTAATCCTAAATGAGGTCTGCCATCAAAAATATTTTGGTCAGCATTTCCAACCTTAGAGTTTACATCATTATAATGTAAAAAGACTTGAGCACAATCTTCACCTAAAAATGTTTCTCGCCAATGTTCTAATATCATACCTTTATAAACTAACATATCACCTGGTTTTAAAATTATTTTAGAACCTTTATTACTAGACTTGGCAGTATATTCATTTCCATCTTTATCTTTTTGACCTGGTATTCCTACATTTTTTTTATTCTCCAAGTAAATTGGCCATTCATCACCACCAAGATTTAATGTTGTTGAAATCTCACAACTAAATCTATCTTTATGTCTTTTTAACACATCACCTTTTTTATAGATACGAGCATAAGAGTAAGTAGGATTTAATGTGATACCTGTAAGTTTTTCCATCTTTGGTTGAACAGCAAGTAATAAAGTTTCCATAGCTGTGTCAGCGTAATGTGAATATGTGTTTGGTACTTGTTCATCATTCCATACACCCCATTCTGTTGTATAAGGCGATATATATTTTGTATCAAAGAATGTTCTTGCTACCTGTCTTTTCATTAAAAAGTAATTGTACACAAAGTTAGCAACTTTTGGATCAATGGCTTCTTTTATAACTATAAAATGATTATTTTTAAATTTTGCTTTCATTATTTCATTCCTTTTGCTGCATTCACTATTATATTTCTTACTGCTTGTAAGTTAAAGTGAATAAATCTAAAATCTTCTACTCCATCATCTACCGCATACTCGTGGGCTACGTATGAGGGAAAGAATATTAGTGTTCCTGGTTTTGGTTTAATATGTATCATATCAGACATAGGACTTATTTTATCTCTTTCTTTCATAGGCAATTTAGTCATCATAGCACCTGCTCTTGGATCGTGGAATACAGGATAAGATGTTTTATCAGAACACTTTAAAAAGTAAAATCCAGAAATATGATTATCCCAATGAACGTGTGTACTGTGATGTCCACCACCAGATTTGGCAAATTCTTGTACCCAAAATTCTGTAAAGAACATTGTATAGTCTTCCATCTTGTAACCCCATTCATCTAATAGATTCCAAGATGTAGCACCAATGTATTGTTCTAATTCTTTTAAACCAGGATCACCATTTAATGGTGTTGAGTGATAAGACCAACCGTGATCTTTTACTTTTTTAAAATCTTGTTTGCCTAAAAACTTTTCTCGTTCTTTTAATCTAGGCTTTTCTCTTTTATAGGCCTCATCTATAAACTTATCTGTGGCCTTAATCGCTGAGTTAAGCCATTCTGGTTTTTCTATGGTATACACAGGCGTGTTGAAATACCAATTTGTGTTCATTACATCTTTTGTCATTTTATACTCCACTTCATATTTTCACTAATATATATCCATTACCTAAAAGGGTACCCCAGGTTCCAAATTACTAACGAATATCTTGTACCACTTGTTACTGGCGCTACTCTATGCCATACAAAACTAGGAAATACAATAATAGAACCACGTGGTCTTATTTCATCACAAGACTTAATTGCTTTCTTTTTATTTCTTTCCCAATCTACTTGATTTCTAAAATCAAATTCTAAATTACCACCCTCGTATTCTGTTGGGTCGTTTAATGATATGGTTACAGATAATTTTCTTATTTTGCCGTGATCCATTGGCCAAGTACCATCATCATTTTGTTTTCTTTTATAAGGTACTTCCCAACTATCACAATGCCAGCCATAGTATTGACCAACACCGTATTTGGTAAATTGACAAGACTCTGACCAGTCCCATTCAAAATTCCAACCAGCGGCTCTATTTGCTTCGTGTATATAAGGGTGTATTTCTTTATAAATCCAACGATCAGCCATCCAAACAATATCAGATTTTCTTTTTTTCTGCATATTGTTAAGGTCTTTTTTAGACATCTTACCATTTGATCTATCATAACCACCTGTCACAGCCATTTCTGGTTGATGTGATTTACCGTATGCGATTATGTCATCACA